CTGTCAATATCAATAACAATACATACGCAGAGTATATGTTCCTCAAAAAACTAAAAGAGGATGATCCTGATCTTACATCAGAAGAAATAAATGAGAAGTTAGAAGCATATAAGAAGAGTAATAGAGGTGGTTCAAATGATGATACAGGTAACTTAGTTGCAGATCATACGACTTATGCAGGTAATCGCACTATGGATGTCATAGGTGATGATTGTGGAAATATTGATGGTGACTATGTTCGTAACGTTGAAGGTGACTATCGTTTGAAAGTTACTGGTGACTGCCATATTGAAGTTGGTGGTGGATTCTTTATGGATGCTGTTGGTGCTGCAAAACAAGTTGATAAAAATGGAAAAGATGATCCAGATAAGGAAAAAGTTCAAAAACATACTATCACGTTCAACTCAGATCTAGACATGAGTGTAGCAGGTGCTGATTTCCAACTACAAGCATCTAAAATATTGGTAGGATCTAAAAAATATGAAGGTATTATAGATGATTATACACTTAAATCAGATAAGCAAGATTTTGCTGCAACTCAAGAGATAGTAATATCTGCTGATACTGCTCTAACACATAATACTCCAAATATGTTCAATAATATCAATACACCAGTTTCAGATAAAGCAGATAAACCTGGTATCACTACGATTTGCTATGGTGATATAAAAACTGATGTTCTACCTGCAAATCCCCATGCAAGAATACCAAGTATTGTTACTACAAATGAAAAAGGACCTATGATTGCCACATGTGGTGATTCTGGTTATGATATGACTGTCTTGGCAGGAAAACATTTAATCACTTCTGAGGGTGATGGTGGATCGATACAGAATATCACAAAAGATTATTCGATAGTAGTTGGTGGTAGAATGGATACTAACGTAACTAAAACATATTCTGTAAAAGCAAAAACTATTTACTTAAATTGACTTGACAGGATTATTCTTCTACTCTATAATATAACCATGGAATATGAACCCTCAACCTATCTAGATCACGTTTTTATTGATCTGTCAAAACGTTCTATTAAATTAGTAGACAGTGATGGATTTGAAAGCGATCCATTAGATTTTGGATTTGATCTAGAAGGAGCTCAGGGTTTTACTGCTGCTGTAACTACTCTTGCAGAAGAGTTAGATACAGATATGATCACTTATCTTTTTGCGGAACAATGATTGGACCTCTAGATATTACAATGAATCAATATGAGGACAACCTCAAGTTTATTACTGAACTAACTGAAACTAATAGAGTTTGTTGGAAGATTAGACTTGAGACAGGAGCAGCAGTTTTACTTACTCCTGTTGCTGAAGTTTCACCTATTGAACCAGAAGTACAGGAACAAGTAGAAGAGTTTCGTAAACAATTTATTGGAACTGAAAAATGAACTGTTGGGCATGCGGTTTCCCAAACCTAATATGGGGTGGTGATCATGATGCAGATGATGATGTGTATGAGATAGAAACTAATCTATCTTGTCCTCGTTGTGATGCGTTTGTATTAGTTTATCATCAAAAAAGAGATGAAAGTCCCTAACTGGCAACATCATAGTAAAAAGGAACTCAAGAGGAAACTAAAACCTCAAGCACTTCGTCGTGCAAAAAGACGATTACAAGTATTGAAAACTAAATTAAAATGGCGTACTTAGTACATCCTTTACCTCCAAGGAAAGTATGGGTGAAAAAAGAATATCTTTATGATCTTGAAAAGGGGCATGGAGAACTAACACCAGGTCTTTGGATCTCAGTTAGAAGTATACAAGCAAAAGCATTATACTTTGAGACATTATTAACTGACTATGGTGCACTCTTTGATAAGTTACCACTTAGTGCATTTGTGTGGAAAGAAGATTATGATCCTGATGATCAGTTACCATTAGATGTGTTAGAACTCTGGGATTGTTTTGATTATAACATTACTGTAGTAGAGAAACCAATACTAGGAAGATGTCAGTTCTTTGGTAAAGATAAGAAAATGCACGCAGGAGAGTATGAGTTTACTATTGATACTGCACACCCTGACTTCTCTGTATTAGATACTAACTTCTCAGAACATGACCCAGAACATAAGACATTCAATGTTATTGCACTAGACAACGGACAGTTTGCAGCTCAACCAAATAATAGATGTCAGTTTTTTGATAATAGTTTGATAGATAATAATAATCTAAAACAACCAGATTTTAAAGTATGCACTCAAAATTATGCTGTTGAAACACTACCTAAATGGTGGTCAGTGGGACATACAGACGAATGGGCATACAAAACAGAAGAAGAAACACAAGATGAAGAAGACATGGACTTAACAGGCGGTTAAGTTCTTGTATAAATAACCTTGTAGCATAGTAAGTGTGATTATTCGTGGGAACCAGAAAGATTTCACAACTGGAGACAATATCTGACGCAAACCTGTCAGGAGAAGCGATTCTTCCTGTCGTAGTGTCGGATCCGTTGATTCCAAACAGAAAGGCAAAAATTAATCAGTTATTCAAAGGACTAGCACAGGGAACAAAAACTTCTCCTGGTCTATCATTTGACTTGGACAGAGACAGTGGATTGTATCAAAATGCATACGATCAACTCGGTCTTGCTTTTGGTGATGGTGGTTTCTACTGTACTCGTATTGATAATGGTAATAGTAGCACATCGCTGTATATAACTGCAGTTGATGATGTTGCAAATAATACTGATATAGTTTTCGCACCGAAAGGTACGGGTGCTATTAAAGTTACGGGTAACTTTGTTATATCTGACCAAACGTTTATTTTAGAAGACGCACAAGGTCCTAAGGCAAGATTTGAAGTAAGTAATGTTGGTACTGGTACTAACACTCGTATCTTCACTCTCCCTGCTATTACTTCTGGTAACGGAACGACCATTGTTGGTGCTGATACTCAACAGACTTAACTAATAAAACTATCCTTATTGATGAGGATAACTTTGTTGTTACTGATAATACAGATGAAGCAATCTTCCAACTTAACTGGTCAGTCACTTCTGGTGCAAGACGTTCTTACTTCTTACCTGATGCAGGTACAGTAACAACTACTGCAGAACCTACCGCTACAGCATCAACACTTATTGATACTAAATCAGAACAGACTTTACTTACAAAAACTCTGGTTGATTTGAAGTTAGCAGCAAACGCTGAGACTGCAACTAACTATGCAATCTTCAACACATCTGCTCTAACTGCAAACAGAACCCTTACGGTTCCTGATTTGTCAATGACATTTGTTGGTACAACTACTACTCAGACTATCTCTAACAAGTTGTTTGAAGGACTACTCTTAGTTGACAATACTGACGCAACGAAAAAGGTTTCGTTTAACGTTGCTAACGTAAACACATCAACTAATGAAATCTTCAGATTCCCTAATACAGATAATCTAAATAGAGGTGCAGACACATACAATATACTTGTATCAGAGAAGTCTGCAGGAGAGCTCTTTAATAAGACTCTTAACTCCCCAGTTATTAAAACTACTGGAAATACATCAGGTCAAGTTACTTTATCAGCAGAAGGGATTTCAGGTCCTAGAACGATTAAGTTCCCTGACGCTGACGCTACTCTATTATCTACTGAAAACGTAACACTAGATGACGTTACATTTGGTGCAGGTATTGGAGGAAACAACCTCACTGGTCTTACAAGACAACAACAATTCTTCTACTCTGGATTTTAATAAACAATGGCTAAACAAGGACTACTTGCTTCAGCAAAACCAAGCGGTGCTACCAATACGGTGCTTTATGAAGCACCTATCGATGCAACTGCAAGTACGGTTTTGTCTGTAACAGAGCAAGGCGGATCAGGAACTACATTCGACGTTGCTGTCAAAGACTACGATCAACATTTAGTTGTAGGTGCAAGTACATATAAACTTCATAAGGGAGACGTAGTAACAGGATATAGATTTGACTTAGGAACTGCAGTTGGTGCGGATCAAGGTTTACAGGCAAATCAAGCATTAGTATCTGCTGATGGAGAAAAAACAGCAGTATTTGAATCATTTTATATTCCACCATTTACTGAGATTGTAGTGAAGAGTAAGGCAATCAGATCAGTAGCGGTAGAATCTGTGACTGGTACATTTGCTGTAGGTAATACTATTTCAAAAGGGTCAGGTGGTAACACATCTGTTGCAACCATTTTTGCTGTAGCATCTGGTTCTGGTGGATCAACTCTTTATATCGGACCTTCAACACTGAATGGTTCTGGATCTGAATTTGTTGCAGGTGACTCTATCACTGCATCTGGTGGTGCAACTGGTACAATATCATCTGGTGGTATGGGTACTGCTGCAAACGAGTTTACTTTTACAACGTCTGGTGGAACTGAAGATCTTTATCTAGGAACTTCATTAGCACTATTGGGAGATAGAACCTATCGTTTCAATGTAGCAGACTCAAGTATGAGTAGTTTGGTATTTAAACTTTCCGAAACTGTAAATGGTGAGTGGGGTCCTGACGGAACCGCAGGTAACTCTGATGATGGTACTGAGTATACCACAGGTAAGACTACTAACGGAACTGCAGGTTCTAGTGGTGCTTATATTCAATATGATCTTACTGCTAACTCAAGTTTACCTAACACCCTTTACTATTATGAAGGAACAACTGGAACTTCTGCTAACTCAAATTACGGAGGGTCAGACAGACTTATCGCTACATCAAGTTCATATAGTTATGACTCTATATTCGTATACAATGTTGTTGGGTCATGGCAAAACAGCGTTGACACATTTGCCTACAATGGAGTGACATATACTGTCACTGGTCAAACTGCAGGTGCGTATGGTTTTGTTCGTGATTATTCAAGTACAAACCTGTATATTATTAAAGGTGTTGGATCTGCTGATTTTACAACTAGTGATACATTCCTAGATGTACCTGCCATAAACACTGGCACAAGAACAGCAGTGACGGTTTCATCTATCACTACTGCAACTACAGCAGTAGAGACTAAGCATTATCTTCGTAAGGACAATTCTCTTGCACAAGATACAACAGAAGAAATCAAATCCCTTGTTATCGGACCAGGTCAAAGATTGATTGTTGAATGTGCTGCTGCAGAGGCATCCTTTGCACTAATCGGATTTGAAGATGCTTCATCCGAGTTTACACTTCGTACTTACGGTCAGGCTGCCTCTGGTGGATCTGGATCTGGTGGAAGTTAACCCCCAATAAATACAAACAAAGCGGATAGGTAATGTCACTAACTAGACTAAAGAATATTATTACGTCCAGAACTGGACGTATCATATACGTTAACCCCGATGATTTCGATGCATCTGATGCCATTGATAACAGAGGTAACTCTGCTTTGCGACCATTTAAAAGTTTACAAAGAGCATTCTTAGAAGTAGCAAGATTTTCATATAGAGTTGGTTTAAGTAATGACGAGTTTGATGCTTTCAGTATCATGCTTTACCCTGCTGAATATCAAGTAGATAACAGACCAGGCGATGTATTATACACAAACGTTGCACCTATTGATGCAAACTCAAACCTAGACTTAACTTCTCCTAACAATGTTCTCTACAAATATAACTC